AATGGTGCGGTTGGTTCAGTATCTGAAAACACGTCCGTTGCTCTATCCGGCGTTGGAGCTTCTGGTGCGGTTGGCTCAGTAACTGCTAGTACGGCAGAAAACGAAGATGGCGTTGTAGCTAACGGGGCGGTTGGCTCTGTTGGGTCAAACATCACTGTTGCCCTGTCAGGTGTTTCCGCCTCTGGGGACGTGGGGACGGTAGTCTTTAATTTGCAGGCGACTGGTGTAGGAGCGACTGGTTCTGTTGGCACCGTTTTAATGGGTGAGCGCACTGTGGCGCTCACGGGCGTCGCCGGTCAAGGTCTGATTGGCAATGAAGCCCCGGTCAAGGCCGTGGCAATTTCAGGTGTGTCTGCATCCGGGGCGGCAGGAAGTGTCGCCGTTGGTCAGCGACTCGTGGCAGTCACCGGTTGTCAGGCGATGGGTAATGTTGGAAACTTTGGGGTGTTCTATTGGAGCCTGATTGACGACGCTCAGAACGCCGATTGGACTTTGATAAACACGGAATGAGGAGCAATAAATGGCGGTCACAAATTTTTCACCGTTGCTTGGTCTGGCACTGCCGACTACAGGCGACCTCTCGGGTACGTGGGGTACTACAGTCAATGACTCCATCACCAGTTTGTTGGACTCGGCAGTAGCGGGCACTACGACTCTTTCTACCGACGTTGACGTCACACTGTCCACGACCAACGGCGCGGCCAATCAGGCTCGGTCAGCGGTGCTTTTGTGCACGGGGTCTCGCAGCGTACTTCGCACCATCACGGCCCCCGCGCAATCCAAAGCGTACGTGGTCATCAATCAAACCACGGGTGGCTTCGGCGTCAAGGTAGTAGGCGCGGGTCCGACGACTGGTGTGACGATTGCCAACGGCGACAAAGCCCTGATTGCTTGGAACGGCTCTGACTTTACGGTCATCTCGTCCACCTCGATTTCAAACTTGACCGGCACATTGCCAGTAACTAGTGGAGGTACTGGGCAAACCACTTTCACTGATGGCCAGTTGTTGATTGGTAACACCACGGGTAACACCCTGACCAAAGCCACTCTGACGGCGGGTTCAGGTATTTCAGTTACTAACGGTAGCGGCTCTATCACGATTGCTACAACTGGCGGTGGCGGCACGGTAACTTCCGTTGGTACATCTAATGGTCCCGCCCCGATTAACGGACTTACTCTTACTGGTGGCCCCATAACGGGTTCTGGCACAGTTACGCTTGGTGGTGGGGTAAACGTATCCACAATCACAACTGGTACCTTACCTGTGGCCAACGGCGGTACCGGAGTTACATCTGCGGGTACTAGCGGCAACGTATTGACTTCCAATGGCACCGCTTGGGTTTCTCAAGCCGCAGCGGGGGCAAACGTCCAAGAATTTACTTCTGGTGGAACGTGGACGAAACCATCTGGCGCTAAGTTTGTGTACGTTGAAGTATGGGCCGGTGGCGGTGGCGGACGCGGCGGTGCGGGTAGCCCTAGCCCTTCAGCCAATAATGGTGGCGGTCAAGGCGGCGGAGGAGGGGGTTACTCTAGCCAATACTTTGTGGCCCCCCAACTTGGATCAACTGAGACTGTGACCGTTGGGTCTGGTGGTCCGGGCGGTGGGGGTGGAAGTCCGGGCGGTCCGCAAACTGGCGGCGCAGGCGGCAACGGTGGCACCAGTAATTTTGGAACCTACGTTTTTGCTTATGGCGGCAGAGGCGATGGCGGGCAAGGGGGCTTTGCTTGGGCACCCGGTGCTTTGATGTCGGCCAACGTCGGACCGGGTACACCCGGCCAAGCGCCTATTATTTTTTCGCAACAAATACTTGGCGGCATAACTCAACAACCTTCACCAGCTAATACCGCAGCATTTAGCGTGTTTGGCGGGGGTGCTGGTGGTCAGACCACAGCCTTCGGTCCTGGGTATGTCAATGGCTTGGGTTCGTTTTACGGTGGCGGGGGTGGTGGTGCTGGGTCTCCAGGCTCCGGTTCACCGGGTGCCGGTGCAGGTGGGCGTAGGCAAGGCGGCGTATTTGAGGGTGGCGGCGGCGCTGCTGGAACTCCAGGCCCCGCGTATTTCATGGGTGGTGGTGGCGGGAGTCTCCAATCACCGGGGGCAAGCGGGAACGTAGCCGGTGGCGGTGGCGGTGGCGGTGCCGGTCCGCAAGGTAGTACGGGCGCTCCTGGCGGTTCCGGTGGTGGTGGGTTAGTTGTTGTTTATTCATGGTGATAACTATGGAAAAAATTATTAAACGCTACGCCGTTGTGGAAAACGGAATTGTTATAAACATGGTTTTGGCTGACGAAGAGTTTGCCTACCATCAGGGTTATGTGTTGATCCCCGAATCCACGGTTGCGGAACCAAATCCTCCCCAAGTAGATTTTGGGTGGCAGTGGACAGGATTTAGATTTCTTCCACCGCCTCGGGATATTGAGGCTGAGTGGGCGGCGGTTATTTTAAAAGCGCATCAATTGTTGCTTGTATCTGATCATTTTGTGTTGCCAGATTTGTGGGCAACTTATAGCACCGAACAGCAGCAAGCATGGACATTCTATCGCCAAGAACTTAGAGATATACGCAACAAATTTGACGATCCCGCAAATGTGATATGGCCTATTTCACCGGCGGCAAGCAGTAAATGACATCAGTTTTTATTGCAACCCCCATGTATGGTGGCCTCTGCTATGGAGGCTATATGGTCAGCGTACTAGACACGCTTGACAAACTTAAAGACAAGGGAATCGTTCTGTATTTTAATGAACTGTGTAATGAAAGTTTAATAACCAGGGCAAGAAACAAACTGGTCCACAATTTTTTACAAAGCCCCGCTGAATATCTGTTATTTATTGATTCTGATATTGTATTTAATGGTGATGAAGTAATAAAACTTCTTTCCCACAAAAAAGACATTATGTGCGGGTTATATCCCAAAAAAGTAATTGATTGGGACGTTGTAAAAAAAGCCGCAATTGGAGGGGAAACCAATCTTCATGAATACGCCGCCGAATACGTTGTCAACTTCACTGAGCAGCCGTCTTTTGTTGACGAAAATAGCATTGTGGAAATAAGGCACGCCGGGACTGGCTTTATGTGCATTCACCGCAGTGTGTTTGAAAAACTCTCAGACAAGGTCTCTTCTTACAGAGAGGCCACGTTGCAAACATCTAATGCACCAGAGGCGGAAGCACGTAGTTTAGAACGCTACCCGTTTATTAAAGAGTTTTTTGCTCTAAAAATTACGGAAGGTGGCCTTTATTTATCGGAAGACTATTACTTTTGTGACCTTTGGAGAAGCCACGGCGGAAAAATATATGCAGATTTAAGTATCAGGCTCAGGCACATGGGAACTCACGTTTTTAGTGGGAATCTTCAACATCACATAAAACGGGGTTAGCACATGTCATTTTGGGGTTTGAAAGATACTCTGGCGACAACCGACCATGTAAGCAACTGGGCATTTGCTGTCGGGGTCTTTTCCAAAGAAGAGTGCCAGAAGATTATTGAACTCGGAGAAACACTTTACCCTTCCAGAGCAGTCACGATTGGGGAAAATTTAGATTCAGCCCCATCGATCAGGAAAAGCAACGTGTCGTGGCTCGTGCCATCTGAGAAAACAGAGTGGCTTTATAGAAAACTAACAGATTTTGTAAATACTTCTAACGATCAATTTTTTCATTTTGATCTTTGGGGGTTTTCTGAAGGATTGCAGTTTACAAAATACGAAGCGCCGGATGGCAAATATGATCAACATATAGACAAGATATTTTCTAAGAACGTTAGAAAGTTGTCAGTTGTTGTTCAATTAACGGACCCCGCAGAGTATGAGGGCGGAGACCTCAATCTTTACGATGGGAGGTTGCCAACCGTTGCGCCAAGAGGTCTTGGGAATGTTGGCGTGTTTCCAAGTTATGTGTTGCACCAAGTAACGCCCGTGACAAAAGGCGTGAGATACAGTCTAGTTGCTTGGATTACAGGACCACAATTCAAATGAATATGCTTACACCCAAGGAAATTTTTGCCCAACAAGGTTACGTGTTGGTCAAAGAGTTCATCCCCAAGCAGACCGCCAAGTACCTGTTTGACTACCTCCGGTTTGCTACGCAAATACAAATGGCAAACGGAGCAGCGAGGGGGGACGACCAAGTTCCTGGGTCGATAAGCGCCGAGCATGGTGATATGGCGTTTGAGGCGCTAATGTGGCATGTCCACAAGCGGATGCAAGAGTGCACTGGGCTTGAACTAATCCCAACGTACACCTATCGCCGTCTGTATCGCAACGGCAACGTCCTTCACAAGCATACCGACCGCCCTTCGTGCGAAGTGTCGGCGACCATTAAGTTGTCAGATACTGGGGGCTACAATTGGCCCATCTGGATGGTGGATTCTGCTTACGAACTTGAAGACGGAGACGCCGTTCTGTATCGTGGGTGCGATCTTGAACATTGGCGGGATGTTTGCGCCGGGCCTGAAGGTTATCTGCTTGGACAAGTGTTTACTCATTTTGTTGACAAAAATGGCCCCAACACGGAATATGCCTACGACAAGAACAACATGCGTGCACATATCTTCCAAGGCTTAATAGACGCGGCGTAGCATGCTTACAGATTTGATTGTTGTAGATAGTTTTTACGATAACCCAAATGAAGTAAGAGCATTTGCTTTGACTTGCAAGTTTGACCTGACTGGTAAATACCCCGGACGTAGAACCGTTAATTATTGGAGTGAAGGCGCAAAAACCGTTTTAAGCAACTTAATCAAACCGCACGGGGGAGAGGTTGTAGACTGGGATTCCGGTAAAAGTTCAGGGTCTTTTCAATTATGTTTAGAAACTGATGAAACGTGGATACACCCAGACACAGAATGCACGTGGTCGGCCATTTGCTATTTAAACGAAGCAGCACCTAAAAACACTGGGACTGGTTTTTATAAGCATAAGAATACACAACAAAAATACTACGTTGGCGATTTCCATGACGGGCACGCAGAAGAGGACTGGGAGCTGACGGCGGCAGTAGAAAACGAATTCAATCGATTGGTTCTTTTTCGCGGAGCGTTATTTCACAAAGCATCTGGGTACTTTGGCAACACGCTTGAGACTGGAAGACTGACGCAGACTTTTTTCTTTAGAACACAGTACTGACCATCATGGAAGAAACCCGAAACATCAACCACGAAATCGCCCTGCTGCGTGAGCAGGCGCGGGCTGAACTCAATCGGCTTGAAGCCAACAGCAGCGCCAAAGAGGTTGCGGGCAAAGCCATCGGCAAGCACGGTTTGGCCTACATCACGGCCATCGTGGTGATTGGTGTCGGGTCTTCCGTTGTGTTGGAGAACGAAAAAATTGCCGCCGTCATGGGCTTGTTGGGCGCTGCGCTCACGGCCCTAATCTCCATGCTCAACGGCATCGCGGGCGCTACGCCCAAGGAAGAAAAGCCCGAAGTGGCCATCATCAAGAGCCTGATCGACAAGCTCGACCGGCTGGATCGCTCCGAGCCGCCCATGAAAGTGGTGGTTGAAGACAAGGTGGTCATGGTGACTCGCGGCAACGACACGGTAACGAGCCAGAGGGGTTAAGCATGCTGTCACTGATCTCGACCCTCGGTGGTCTGCTGATCTCGGGCCTGCCCAAGTTGATGGAGTATTTCCAGAACAAGGCAGACCAAGCCCATGAACTGCGTCTGGCGCAGATTCAGACCGAGCGCGAACTTCAGTTGGCAGCGGCAGGGTTTGCCGCCCAAGCCCGGATGGAGGAGATTCGCACCGAGCAGGTGGCCATGGAGACTGACGCCCGGATGACCGAGGCTGCGCTGGACCACGACAAGAAGGTTCTGGAGAAGGCATCCCGCTGGGTTGCCAACTACGTCGGGACGGTGCGCCCCACGGTCACCTACCTGTTCGTGCTTGAGTTGATCGCTCTTAACGGCTTCATGGCGTGGTATCTCTGGAACCACCCGGAACTGATCCGCAGCGTGGAGGATGTGATCCGCTACTCCGACCTGATCTTCTCCAGTGACGAGATGGCCATGCTCGGTGGCATCATCGGGTTCTGGTTCGGTTCTCGCCAGTGGAATAAGAAGTGAAGCTGAGCAAGGTAGGCGAAGCCCTCATGCACAAGTATGAGGGGTTTAGGAGTAAACCCTACCTTTGCCCTGCCCACATCTGGACAATTGGCTACGGCCACGTCCTGTATCAAGAGCAGATCAGGCTCCCGGTCATCCGCAAGGAAGGCTACACCGGGGCAATCAGGAAGGAATACCCGCTGCGAGGAGAAGACCATCGTGTTTGGACCAAGACGGAGATTGATGAACTGTTCCATCTGGACGTCCAGACTTTTGAACGTGGTGTTCTTCGACTTGTTCCCGGCGTACTTGGCCGTCAAGGCAGCTTTGACGCTTTGGTCAGTTTTTCCTTTAACGCAGGGCTAGGCAACCTTCAGCGCAGCCAGATCAGGATGCGGGCCAACCGGAGTGACTGGGACGGCGCAGCCGATGCGTTCCGGCAGTGGACGATGGGTGGTGGCAAAGTCTTGCCGGGTCTGGTAAAACGCCGTGAAGCCGAGATTGCCCTTTTCCTGTCTTGACGGGAGAATACTGTTATGCCGCTCCAGAAAATCCTCTTCAAACCCGGAGTCAACCGCGAGAACACTCGGTACACGACCGAAGGGGGTTGGTACGAGTGCGACAAGATTCGGTTCCGGCAGGGCAACCCGGAGAAGATCGGCGGTTGGAAGCCATTCTCCAGCAACACGTTCTTGGGCGTCTGTCGGTCACTTTGGAACTGGGTGACGCTGGGCGCTGAGAATTTGGTGGGTGTTGGCACGAACCTGAAGTTTTACATTCTCAAAGGGAATGCTTTTTACGACATCACCCCTATTCGCAGGACGGTGGTGCTGTCCAACCCGTTTACGGCCACACTCAATTCCAGCGTCATTACCGTCAGCGAAGCAAACCATGGGTGTTCAGACGGCGACTATGTGACGTTCAGCGGCGCGGGCATCGTTGGTCTTGGCGGCAACATCACGAACACCGTGCTGACAGGTACGTTTCAGATCACGTACATTGACCTGAACACGTACTCCATCACGGTGTCGGCCACGGCAAACGCCACGGACGTCTCGGGTTCTCCGGGTGGTGGGTCCGTAGTAACACAGTACGAAACCAACACAGGGGCTGCGTATCAAGTACCGCTTGTAGGGTGGGGCGCGGGTCCGTGGGGTGGCGGCACCTGGGGTAACGGACTTGAGACTTCCAGCAGCCTCCAGTTGTGGAATCAGCGCAACTTTGGCGAAGACTTAGTGTACGGTCCCCGTGGACAGGGCGTTTACTACTGGAACGCCAGTGTGGGCTACGCCCCAGTGCAGATCACCATCAGCATTGCTGCGCCGGGCGTCATTACGTTACCGGTTGGGTTCTCGTTGCCGGACGGCACTGCCATCACGTTCACGTCTACTGGCGCACTGCCCACAGGTCTGACAGTCGGGCAGGTGTACTTCGTGGTGAACTCCACCGGAGGTACATTTAACGTAGCTACAGAGATTGGCGGGACGCCAGTCACCACGTCCGGTACACAGTCCGGCATTCAGCGCATATCTAACCGAGGGGTCGATCTTGCGGACGCGGGTGATTCAGACGCTCCGTTGTTTCAGAATTACATCGAGGTCTCTGACGTGTCCCGGTTTGTGCTGGTATTTGGCACGAACGATTATGGGCAGACGTACCTTGACCCCATGCTAATTCGGTGGTCAGACCAAGAAGACCCGTACACATGGACTCCCTCGGCCACCAATCAGGCCGGTAGTCTACGGTTGTCCCAAGGTTCCGAAATTATCTGCGCACAACAGATGCGTCAGGAGATCGTGGTCTTCACGGATTCCTCCGTGTACTCGTTGCAGTACGTGGGCGCCCCGTTCGTTTGGACTGCACAGATTCTTGGCTCCAACGTGTCCATCATTGGGCCAAATGCAAGCATCGTTGCGTCAGGGCGCACCTATTGGATGGGCGTGGACAAGTTCTACGTCTACGATGGTCGGGTGCAAACGCTCAACTGCGACCTGCGGCGTTACGTTTTCTCCGACTTCAACAGGTTGCAGAACCAACAAGTCTACGCGGGCACCAACGAGGGCTTCAATGAAGTCTGGTGGTTCTACTGCTCGTCGGGTAGCACCGTCGTCAATCGCTACGTGGTCTACAACTACGTGGAAAACATTTGGTACTACGGCACGATGGGTCGCACCGCGTGGCTGGATTCCGGCCTGCTGCCGTTCCCAATCGCGGCCACGTACAACCAAGAACTTGTACAGCACGAAGATGGGGTAGACGCGTACGATCTGGGAAATGTCTCCGCAATCGAAGCCTACATTTCATCGTCCGAGTTCGATATTGGCGATGGCCACAACTTCGGGTACATCTGGCGGGTGCTGCCAGACTTGACGTTTACTGGTTCCACGTCCACTGCGGGCCAATCAGGGTCAGGTGTCCCCACCCCGGCGGTCACGATGACCCTCTACCCTCTGCAAAATTCTGGTTCAGGCACAGGCTACCCAGCGGCAGCGGGGGTTACAAAAGGGTCTAACTACGTCATTACGGAAGAGTTCACTGGGCAGGTTTACACCCGCGTGCGTGGACGGCAGTTGATCTTCAAGATCGCTTCGACTAATCTGGGTACAACGTGGCAGCTTGGTGCGCCGCGTATCGACATTCGTCCTGATGGCCGGAGATAAATGTGGCCACCCAGATTGTCACCACGGAGTTTTCGCTTGATCGACCGGCTGCACCCAACCTGCCGCTGGCCCCTGCTCAATATGATTCACGCTATCACGAGGCCCTCAATAACGTCCTGCGGTTGTACTTCAACCGCCTAGACACTTTCTTGGCGAAACTTATGGCTGACACGTCTACGCTTCCAGTTTCCATCGGCGGTACCAACGTCGATGCTTTTGGACGGCTGCGTGTCAGTCAGCCTTATACGCTCTTTGACAGCCAGAACCGCTACGCCGCAGATAACCAGTTCGACGTGGCCACAACCGGTACCGGTACAACCACGTTCTTGTCCAACGAAGCGGCAGTGAAGATGGAGGTCACCGGGGCCGGTGTTGGCTCCGTCATGCGGCAAACTTATCGTTCCTTCCCGTATCAGCCGGGTAAAGGGTTGTTGGTGCTGGCGACCTTCGTGATGGACAGCAGCATGAGCCTGAACCTCACGCAACGGGTGGGCTACTACAACGACAGCAACGGTGTGTTCTTCCAACGTATCGACGGCACTTATTCGTTTGTGCTGCGATCTTCTGTTACAGGCACACCGTCTGATGCCCGGACGGTTAATCAGGCAAATTGGAACGGCGACAAGTTGGATGGCACCGGGGCTTCCGGGTATACCCTAGACCCTTCCAAGGCTCAGATTCTGTGGATGGACTTTGAGTGGCTAGGCGTCGGCTCCGTTCGGTGCGGCTTCATCATCAACGGTGAGTACATCGTCTGCCACACGTTCAACAACGCCAACGAGATCACCAATGTTTACATGACCACGGCCATCCTGCCGGTGCGGTACGAGATTAAGACCGTAACCTCTGCGGTAGCGGCTTCGATGAAAGCCATTTGCTGCTCAGTCATCTCTGAGGGCGGATTTGAACAGACCTCCATCGACCATGTGGCGCGACGCACCACAGTCCTTGGCACAATTGGCTCGACATTCCTACCCGTCGTTTCCATTCGTCTGGCGTCTACTCGACTTGGCGCGGTGGTGCTGCCCAACCGAGTGCAGGTGCTGCCGACAACCAATCAGAATTACGAGGTGGCACTGTTCAAGAATCCCACCTTGACCGCCGCATCGTGGTCAGCAGTGCCCAGTGATTCCAATGTAGAGTTTGACGTAGCGGCTACAGCCACTACGGGTGGCACCATCGTACAAACCGACTACGTGACTTCGACTGGCTCGGGCGGTGTTGGAAACACAAGCGCGGCCACGGGGTACAACTTTGACTTGCAACTGGGCGCGTCAATTGCCGGGGTCAGTGATATTTATACCGTTGCCGTCAGAACCGTATCTGGGGCGACTACGGGCGACGTGGTTGGATCGCTTTCCTTCTACGATCTAACACAATAAAATCTGTTAAAAGGAGCATGCTATGGCAGGCGGTGGTGTTGGCGAAGCAATGTTGATCGGCGCTGCCATAGGTGGCGGTTCGGCAGCAGTTACGGGTGGTGACCCCCTCAAGGGCGCGTTGCTTGGTGGTCTAACGGGGGGCGTTGGGGCTGGCGTTGCTCCCGCACTTCAGGGGCTTGCTGGTGGTACGGCTGCGCTACCTACTGCCGCTGCGGGTGCGACTACGGGCGCTGCCGCTGGAACCGCCGCTGGAACTGCCGCTGGTGCAGGTAGTGCGGGTATCTCGGCGCTACCAATTGAGCAAGCTGCTACCAACATCATGTCGCAGCAGCCGATTCTTCAGACAACGCAAAATGCGTTGGCGAGTCAAAATTTGCTTCAGTCTGGGTTGGATGTCGGAGGGTTTAACCCCGCACTACAAGCCTCCCAATCCGCGCCCACCAGCTTTCAACTGGCCATGCGGAATCCCGTGGGCTACATCAAAGGCAACCCGTTTTTGATGGGGTCTGCCGGTCTTGCCGGTGCAACGGGTGGTCGTCGCCCCATGGAAGAGGAAGAAGAATACAAAGGCCCCCTGAGCCGCTACGTGTTTGATCCAGATGTCTATCGTCCTGCGTTCGCTGGTGGTGGTATCGCCTCGTTGCCCTCCGGTTATGACCGCATGGTTGGCGAGATGCCGATGTATCAGAGTATGGCTCGTGGCGGTATTTCAGACCTTGGCTCCTACTCGGACGGTGGCCGCATGCTGAAAGGTC